ATCGGTAGGATGCCGATCATTCACCGACACCTTGAAGTATCCTTTGTCTCGAGCCCAGTAAGCAAGGTCCATGAATACGAAAGGAATACCTTGTGCCTTGCAATTCTTGATTATTTCCTGACAACTGGTAACAAAGCCCCACAACACGGCGGCTTGGTAGCCTTCCATGTTTTTATCTCGGTCGGTGCGAAGCACAGCTTTGTCGCCGGACCTAGCGATGCCTCTAGCAAAGGCTCGACAGGTACGCTCAGCATTTCCGTTACGTGCTAGAACGTTGATTGAGACTTTCATTTGATCGCCCTGCATTGGGTAAATTCTACGGAAATTACTTTACCAGTGCCAGCAATAAGCTCATTTACTTTGACTATGAGCTTTAAGATTTCTTCTTCTTTATACAGTTTGGTTGGACTAGCTAGCTTTACTGTAAGAGTTTCAGCCATGATACCACCTAGGTTAGAGGTGCCCTGCCCCCTGCTGTCACCAACATACGACCCGCCGAGCCTGTCCCTACGTAATCTTCATCGGCTATTCGCTTTGTCCATGAACCTCCTAGTCCCAAACCGGGTGAGCCGGCAGTGTTGACGATCAGTCCTAACTGCTTTGCCCATGAACCTCCTGGGGCGAGCGTTGCGCCCAAACTGGTAGCGGTATTGACGGCAACTCGCCTTTCCCAGCTACCAGATCCTGCCGTGAGCCCCTTTGCTTCAGCATATTGCCGCCACCAGCTTGCCATATCAAACTCCTTCGTTGAACCCAAATGGGTCAGCGGTAACGGACTGGCCATCAGTGCCAGTAGCAACACCCGACAAGCCTAGGAGTCCTTGAGCACCGCACATATATTGGCCAACTAGCTCTTGGACTCGTGTTGGGAACCTACTGAATTGCGCTGCGAGACCCTCGGCTCCTCTGAAGTAGGTAAGCATAACAGATCCGGCCTTGATAATCTGTAATTGCTGCGAACCAGGTGTTGTAGTGTCCTGCACATTGCTTCCACCGGATATGGCAAAGGCCAGTTCAATGCTACCGTTGACAATATCCGCAGGAACGATGCCATCTTCGACTCCTGATACACCAGTGCCAGTTCGAGGCCAATCAAGTATTTGGCTTCCATCTGACTTAGTTCCTAACCAACACTGCCGGTCTAGCGTGCGGGTAGCGGTAACCAATGCTTGTGCTTTGGTATTAGCGTCAAGAGCAAACCACGTCGCACTACCAAACGAAGCTATGAGATACGCGTCGGCTTCGGCCACATCTGCGTATACGTCGAAGAGTACACTATCAAACGCGACAGTTGGCATTACAGCATCCTCCCGTTAGCGCGCTTCACAGGATCTGAGCCAAGCGCAGTGTTACGTGGCAACCGCTGCGCTTCAGGATTTTGCAGCGGCTTACCATCGGCACCAACTGCACCCGTACCCGCTGGAGCATCAGGATTACCAGGGTCACCCTCTATAGGCATCCCATTCTCATCAGTCATCACCGATGGGTCTATAAGCTCGATTGGCTTAGACAGGCTGACACCAAGCAAGTTGCGGATATCGTCGACAACCGGATCGTCAGGCGCCAGCGGTGCGCCGGCTTGAGCAATGCGCGCTAGTGTGGTCGCGACTTCTACCACGTCTCGAGGCGCAATGTCTTCGGCCATTAGCTTAGGCATCAGCTCATCATCAAATCCATTCAACGCCCACAACGGTCTAACAATATCGTTCTGCACACTGGTAACGATATTGCGCAGCACCGAGCTTGCAATTAGATAGATGTTGCGGGACTTATCCTGAGCAACGGCTCGGCTTCCTCCCTGATCGCCGAGCATGATATGATCGATACCCATGACGCGAGCCATCTCGCGCTGTAACCGCTCGATCACTTGCGCGACTTCAGCAAGGCCCAGACCCGGACCGTTCAACAGGTCCAATGACCATTGCTTGACATCAGTAACCGTAGGTCCTCCTGCAGTCGTGCTTTGGTAGGTGGCACTATCAAGCAATATTCCAGTGTCGCTTTGCTTGACTTGGATTTGGATCATATCGGTAATGCCCTGGATCAATAACTTAGCTTGATCCTCCTTCATAAGGCCCGCCTCCACAGATTGACGAATTGCCGATAGAGGCGCCCGGCCAATTGGAATACCACGCAAGTCACGCTCGTAAGCGCGAACCTCTAGTTCTTGGTACCGTTGCAGCCGATTGTAAGGCTCGGCCAAGTGACGGAACACACCAATACCTTCAGGACTATCGGTCAGCGTATCTTCAACAAGGTAAAGTACCTTACCCCTAGGCAAGCCCAGCAATTTACCAGTTTGTGGATTGCGCTGGAACATACCAAGAATTGTACCTTGGTCATCCATAGCCCATTGTTCGATTGTATGTTGAGGACGCATTTCAATATTTTCTATCCCTATCTTACCATCAGGTCGCTTTTTAGCTATCCATTCTTGGATGCAGAATCCGTGAAAGCGATACATGCCCGCGTGCCGCACAATGCTTGACCAGGGCATGGCTGTTTCTGTCAACACACTATCCAGAAACTCAGCCATCTCAACAGCCTCTGGATTGTCAACGTCTGAAGGCTGACATATCCATTTAGGATGAGATATCAAATTGAGAAAGTAGTGAACACCCGCCGCAACAACCGATGTGTTGATCGCAAGATTACTAGCAGTACGCCAACGCTCTTGGCCAACCCACTTAGGGCTTTCTTCCTTTACCTGGATAAACCCACCCCAAACAGCCGTACCACTAGAACCCTGCTCAGCATAGGGCTTGACAGTGGGAACAGGAGGAACTCCCCACTGACTTAGTGAGGTACCTAGCCTGTTCATAGCATTGGTGAAAAGATTAGCCATCAGACCGTCCCCAGTCTTCGCATTGGTTGGACCCAGCTATATCACGCTCATGCTCGAATGACTATAGGCGCCACAAACATGCTTATCATTCCAGGCATTGCTGTTGGCATCGGCCATTTAGCCATGACTAGGCTGTCCGCTAAGTTTGGAGATTGAGTTTCCTACAGGAGTTTTAGTATCGCCAGCTTGAATTTGGCGGTTGCCGTGGTCGCGGTAACCTGACACAGCTCATCTCGAAGTTTGTGGAGCAATCCAACCTCAATAGCACTGGTGTCTATACAGATTAGCTCTTCAACTGGGAATTCATCACCCTGCGTTACTGCGCGCCACGTGTTGTAGAACACTTGACGCACGTGCCACCAGCCTTGCGCCTTGATACTAGAATAGAACATCTTGTTGGTAGGCGACTTCTCATCATTCTTAACTATGCGCTCGTGTGGGTTCAATACTTCGGCGCCCGCATGCCAAGGTACGAGAATAATGCCGGCCGGCATCAGGTTCTCATCCCTAAGCCTGTTAGTCTCAGCTTTGATGCCGGCGCCAATTCCAATGCTATCGTATTGGAGCTCGCACGGCGCGAACGGCCGGCAAACATTGATAGCGTTGCGAGCACTGATCGCGGTATCCCGTACTTGCCACGCCTTCAACGCTTTGAGAGTTTGCCCAACAATAACGCTACAGGCATTCGAAGCGCCACCTTCTTCACCAACGTCAAGACTAGCAACAGTTTTGCCGCCGGTCATAAATAGCTTCAACTTCTTATCAGCATCGAGAGCGGCATCTACCCACTCAGGCTTGATGATTGCACCCTCGGCGACGGCGGCATAGTTACGTTCTATCTCGCGAGCGTACACGTGCCCGAGCCCGCGACTTTCGAATGACTCCTTCTTCTTAGCTGCCCACTCAGCATTCTTTTCAGGGTGATCGCGCCAGTCCATCAAGAACACATTGTGTCTTGTCTGGCTTATAGGCTTACCCGGTGCCCATTCAATACCGGCTTGCCGCGTGCGATGGAACACGGTACCGGGAGCGCTCACGCTCGAGATGTCGATGCGGACCCTAGTATTCTCTGACAAAGCGCCTTCAACCATGTCAGGACGCTCGAGATAGGCACTCTCGTCAATGAGGTACAAGCGAGTGCGGCCTCCACGACCGATCTGATCGCCAATGTCGCCGGTGATGCTACTTCCATTGCTTGGGTTGATGATCCGCTTGTGCATCAAATTGTCATCTCTAAACTTCGGCGGAAGAAACACTGGTGGCAAGCCGCGAATGCACAACCGTATCTTCTCGAATATGCTGCCAGCATCACCTAGCCGGTCGAGCTTATCGCTGTTAGCTGATCCCCATCCTACAGCAGTGCCGGCCACGAACCGCCAAAGCCAGATGCTGTAGGCACAGCCACACCAAGTAGCGCCCATATCTCGTGACTTCTCGACTAGGCCGTTGCCATCGCCGATCAGGCAGGCATGAAAGAATTGTATCAGCTCCTCTTGACGTGTGAACAAGATAAAGGGCATGCGAGTAGGCAAACCCTTGCCAGCATTACGAGGCTCATAGACATCAAGCCAATGACAGATGAACTTGATGGGCTCGGCCCCATACAAATTCTCTATCATAGTTGGATCTTCTAGAAACTCAGCTAGCTTGCGATGGCGCCAGCGCTGCACCATCATATGGCTACGATCTAACCACTCTATAGGATTTAACGGCCTAGGCTCGGGCGGATCGAAGCGTTCACTCTTCCTACCCTCACGATAGTCTAGTTCATCATCCATCTCAGCAATAATAGCCTCAAGCAGCAACGGATCTACCTTACCCTCATCGGCCTCCCCGTCATCTTCTTGGGACTTGACAACAGGCTCAGGTTCTGGTTTGAGGTCTTTTAATCGCCGACGTTGCATTACTTCTTCTCGTCGTCTTCATCATCTTCAGGCTCTATATCGACGACGTCTAGCCGCTTCAAGCCTTGGTTTGGAGTCATAGTCTTCTTCAATAAGCTACGCAATTCTTTCATTCGCCCAGTATCCATTGAACGAATGAAGTGGATATTTGTCACATTAGCAGTGAGATTGCCTCCACTTTGGGGACGCTCCGGATCCTTACCCCAACCCTTACCCCGGTTCGCAAGCCAGAACTTAGCGGCATTGATATTCTTAGGAACGGACTCCTTATATTTGATGCGCTTTACCTCACCACCAGTGATAACAATTTTGATCGCATCCTGCGAGTAGCCATTCGACATCTCATACACACTGCGTTCCACACGCTGGTTAGCAAGCGAGATTTGCTTGGTAATGTCGAGCGCTGCTGCAAACTCAGGATGCTGAGTTTTCCATAAGTTGAACACAGTCTTGGTTATCTGTAATGCTACCTGTATCTCTTTATCCATTGCTCCATTCAATATCATCTCACTGGCAACTTGGGCATACTCGGACTTGTAGTTCCCAGCGATAATGGCTAGGTGACGGTTGCCGGCATATCGCCGAGTGGTCTCTTTACGGGGGAGGCTGTTACGTCCCTTTCCTACACTGGGATCGTGTCCGTTTGCGTGCCCGTTAGCGCCATTCAAGCGCTTACGTGCGACGGTTGGTTTGCTTGCCTTCTCCGACTTCGCCATGTCGTGCTCGTTTTCTTATTAGTCTCTCTACTACCCCACTTCGGCCGCACCACGCTTATGTGCATGGTTTGACTTGGCACTAGTTTCATTCCTCTGCTAACCCGCGTTCTCTTTACCATTGGGTAGGGCAGCCGCGCCCAACTTACTTCCCCTCCATTCGCTTCATACCAGCGCTTGACCAATATCCAAGTTTCATACGGAGTGTGTGGAGTGCCGTACGTGCCTCGCTTGTTGCCACTGACATGATAAAAGAACCCATTGATGTTCACGCCAGCCTGACTACCTTTGTAGAATGTATACAGCACCATGTTTTGTGCCGTCGCCTGCATTGGAAGAGGAAACTTAATGCTCCACATACTACGCCGGCGCTGACACGCTTGCAGCCACACGTCGCTAATGGTTACCTCGAAGGTGCGTCGTCCTGTTCTATTTACTGCCTCAACTGGAGGTGGCATGTCAAGGTCGCTCCAGGTTATCGCGAGCTGTTGCCAAAGACGCAGAGCATCCTTCATAGCAATGATGTAGAATTCCTGATACACCCCAAATGATTCCAATGTTAAGTCCCGCCTACTCGTAAAGACTATGGGATTTTGCTGCAACCCTCTAGCTAGCAGCGCAAACAGGACATTCATGCAAGCGCCAGTTGGACAGCGGGGTTCTTGCCTAAGGATCGGCTTGGGGTCTAAAAACCCTTTATCTTTCTTCATCCAACGCAATTGCACATCATAATTTCCAGTCATGCCAGCATGCCAGCGAACACCCTCCTTTCTCGGCCCAACGCACCAATTGGTTGTGATGCGAGGGTCTCGAGCGATTGGATGCTCGGCCAGTTGCTTGAAAACGCGCAGCCTCATGGTGCTACCTTGTTCCACGAACCAGGGCCGATCAGTTCCCAAAGCTTCAGGAACCAAGCTTTGATCTGTGCCCTGTAGTCGGCAGCATTGCCGATGGCTTCTCCCTTGTCGATGGAGGCGTGGTAAACCGCCATGCCAGTCCACATCAAGGGCTTCCAGAATACTGCGAGAATAACGATTGTGGCGATCATGTCAGGTGCTCCTGCATGGTTGACAAGTGGGGTAGATATACCCCAATGTAGTAAACTAGGCAAGGGTAAGCAATAGGAGCAAGGTTATGAAGGACAGCGAGCTAGTAATGCCCGACCATGTTGTCGAGTTTCTTAACCAGTTTGAAATGCACCGTACTGCTGCTGGATTGAGGAAGAAGTATCAGCTTCGTGCTGCCAATGCTGTGGAAGGGGTATACCCAATCTTAAACGAATTGAAGGCGACGACCGCCGATACATACTTAGATATCGGATGTGGAACTGGTGCACCGTCGGCATTCATAGCGATCATGCTGAAAGCCAAGCACATACATTTGATAGATGGCAAAAGTGAGGATAAAGTTCCTAAGGAACATAAAGCTGTAGATAGACGTGCAGGTTGGAATGATGGCAACTTCCCTTGGAATAGTGTCGAAATGGCCAAAACGCTGGTGCAAGCGAATGTAGATAAGGATGTAACGGTTCACGCCCATTTTGCCAATTGCCCTATAGATGAGTTCGAAAAGAACAGTATGGATTTCATCAGCAGCTTCCGAAGTTGGGGTCACCACTATCCTGTCGACATTTACGGAGCGCTGGTCAAGCATTGTCTAAAGCCGACAGGAATGGTGATGCTGGACATTCGCAACAAAACTAAGGGAATAGATGCTATGAAAGCTGCTGGCTTTGCCCAAGTAATGCGAGTGCCCAACCACAGTGAGAAGTGTGAGCGCTGGATATTCAAGCATAAGGAGTAGTGAACTTTCCGTAGTCTTTCAACTCGTCTTTAATAAACTGCCAAACCTGACCCGAAGCCAGCTCGTCTACATGCCAGTTGTAGTAGCCTGTATCGTTGAGGAATTGTATCCGCTCTTCCAAAGTGGCTAGGCGAGGCTGCTCAATGTCGGCAACTGTAGAACTGCTGATATTCCGTGCGATTGCAGGACCTAGCACAATGCTTGGCACGCCTCTAAGCAATGCATCTACACATGCGCCTGAGCTATGTGTCACTAAACAATGACAGTTCTTCAAGTCTTTAGAAATAGGTACGTCCAGGTGTTTACTACGAGACCTGATCTCCCTCTTGGTATACTTACGCAGCTCAGCGGTTAGTTCATCCCTATAATGCTCTGGTTGTTCTATTCCCATAAAACGGTGAACCTTATGGCTACTCAACGTTAGCAGCACATGGTCCCCCTTTTCACGCCAAGGTGCAGGGTGCCAATTGAACCTTAACCGGCGGTCGGCGGGTTTGTTCCATCTTCCTAAATAGGTCGGCAGTTTGTTTCCAAAGCTGACTTTGATGTGGCTCCTGTCTCGGAACATCCCTGTGTCAATGTAAATTGTCGGTTTGTTCCAGCTAAGTACCGTTCCCCATATAAATCTATCTATTGTAAGTGCAAAGACAACATCGACACTGGCGAGCTTATCGTACTCGGTCGACCAATATTCCCACGTATCGCCAGCCGCTTCAATTGTTCGTCTGAGAGTAATGAGACGCGGTTGCTCGCGCTTGTGGACATTCCGTACTATAAGAGCATGCATTATTAAGCCCCCACAAATTCAAACAGGAGAGTGTGTCGATCTTCCTTCAGTGCGTGCAGCTTGTTGCAGCCGTGCCAACTTGGAGTGTCTCCTTCTCGCTGT